TGAAACTCGTCCGAAGGGTTGTAGTCGATTATTGCCTTGAGGGTAGTCCGGAGGAGAAGCTGCCTCCAGTCCTCCAGAGAGACCTCGTTCGCTTCGTTTATGAAAAGGATATCCCGCTTCCTGCCTCTAACCTTTTGGGGCTGGTCTACGGAGATGAACTCCACGAGGTTTCCGAAGAGTAGGTAGGTAGCGTCGCTCTTGTTGTGGAGTTCCGGGTTGTATATCTCCTCCCGTTCGAGGATAGAAAAGAAGTCCCGCATGACGGAAGCACGCAGAGCCGGGAAGGTTTTTCGGGCTACGGTAACGACGGCTCCCGCGTTCGGGTTCTTGTAGCAGAACTCGATTAGGCAGAGGAGGATAGAATAGGTCTTCCCCGACCGGGTGCCTCCTTGATGTATCTGGATGCGTGAGGCCGAGTTCTTGCAGTCGTAGTAAGACTGTGCAAGGGTCATTCCTTAAACCACGTAAGCGGCCGAGGCTCGTTGACTTCGATTTCTTGGCGTTCTACGTAGCCGCGGTTCTTTCCTTTGGTTTTGAGGAAGAAGATAGTCGCGGCGGGGTTCTTGTCCTTGATGAGCGCGTGTAGGTGCGATTCCGCGAAATCTATAGTCCGCTCTTCGATAGCTCGAACCGCCTCCTTGTATTCTGGATCGTCCTTCAGCCAGTTGTAATGGGTCTTGCGGTCTACACCCACCTTCTCGCAAGCTGTGGACACGATGCCGAGTGAACGCTCCAGAGCGTCTAAGAGGTCCTTTTTACGTGTAGAATTTGTGGAGCTCATTTGCCGCAGGTTTCGCACTTCTCTTTAACGGGCTTTTCTTCTTTTTCCTCCTCTTCTTGCCATACGTCGAGTCCCCAGCGGTCCAGCTCCAGAGGGTCCCACGTATTCGCGAGCTCGTCCCAGTCCCATTCTCCGTACCCTACGTTGTCCTTTATGATAAACTCCCTCTGCTTCGCTTCCTCCCATGTAACGACGTAGGCGGGTACTTCCTTGAGCCCTGCCTCCCGGCACGCTTTGAGCCTCATGTTCCCTCCGAGAACTACCCCGTCGGGATCACACACGATAGGTCTTGCTTCGAGCATCTCGGGGAAGTCCTGAATTGACCGAACCAGCTTCCGGAATTTATCGTCCTTGATTATTCGCGGGTTGTTCGGGTTGCTCTTGAGTTGGGAGAGCTTAACCCTTGTAAAGCCAGTACTGTTCATCGTGCCGAATTTTTCCGAGTACGTCGTCTGCGACGGCTTGAAGCCAAAGGTAGTCCGTGTGGGTAGCGTACCGGGTGAAGCACCTCGTATCCTCTTTGAGGTCGTAGTTGCGCCAGTATTCTATCTTCCGCTCTTTGGCGTACTCACGAATGTTCTTCGCGATTTCTGCGCGTTCTGCTTTTGTATAGCTCATCTCGTAGGACAAAGAAAAAGAGTGAAACAAAGAGGTACCAGCCGGTGAAGTCGAAGACGCTCCACGTGTCGAGGTAGCCGAGGTAGTTCATTTCGCTTCTGTTTTAGGGTAGACTATATCGGCCCTGCCTTCCAGCCAGCCGTTAAAGAACGAAAACCAGTCGAGGCCCTCGTGGTCTATTTCGTTCCAGCGATCTCGCGCTCGTCCGATTAGTTCATTGCTGTTCATCTCGTTGTAAATTGTAGGGTCTTTTTACAACCGTTCAGGGTTGAACTCCTAAGGATTCCTTAGCGGTTCCTTGCGCGAGTTTCTCCGCGTACTGCCTCTCCATGATTCTTCGGGCCATAGCCATCCCCAGAGCCATCTCCGGGTTCTGTGCGTGGATCTGAATCTCGGTTCGAACCAGCTCTCGCGTAATTGAGGCCAGCATTCCTTCGTGTGTCATTGCTTGATGTTATAGGACGTATGATAGAAATCGTGCCATATCGGTCTGGCTGTAAACTCCCCTCATATCTGGACGCGCCCGGTGGGTGAGGAGTCGAGCCTTGAGACGTTCGTAAAGGTCCTCCGTCATCTCCGAGTAGAGAATCGCATCCTCTGTGGGTGCGTCGTCCCAGAGTACCGAACCTTCTTGAAGCCTCAAGAGCTCAACCCGCATATCCCACTCTGAGAGCTCCATCAGTTGATGAGGTGTGTGACTCCTTGAGCGTCGAGGCATTCGTAAAGTTCCGCACGGCACCGTTCCACGATTCGGGCTTCTTCGTCGTTCTGGATTTCGTGCTTGAGCTTCATCCGTAGGTTGTAGAGATGCCTCCGTACCGCGATAACCACGTTGTGACCATCCGTAGCGTGGTTGTACTCCTCCCACTCTTCGGGAAGGTTAAACTCCAGTGTGGCTTTCATCTTTCGAAGCGTAGTAAGCCGTCCGAATCCTTTGACCGATGGAGCGCTTGAAGTCTTCGAGGAGCCGATCTAAATCCCGCTCCCATTGCAGGTCGTCCTGCCATTCGTTGAAATCGCGCGGCGCGCGCTCCGGGTAGGAGGTGCTTTGAATGTTCGGCATCGGTTCAGGGTTGGAAGTTTTTCAGAACGTAGTAGTACTGATATCCGCAGTCGTCATCCTCAATCCAGTTCTCAGTCATGTAGCCGAGTACGTGGTTTTCCTTCAGGATGTTTCGCATGAGCTCCACATCGCACTCCCTCCAGTAGCCGAAGCGGAAGGTGAGCTGGTTCTCGTCCCACTTCGTGATGCGGACTTGAAAATCCCCGAATGTTTCTTCGAGGATTCTGAGGGTCTTGCTATCGATTTGCATCACAGTGAGCTTACATAGGTGCTAAACCGAAAGCGAAGCATCTGCAACTGGTCGCGTTTCGCGTCGTAGTTATCCATACGACCTTCTGCAAGCTCTACGAACGCTTCTCCCTGAAGCAGGAGAGCATTTGTGAAAAGGTCCCGGAGCTGTTTATGCTGCTCAAGCGTCAATTTCTGTTCCATTGTCTTGTTGTTTGACCTTCCAAAGGTAGAGAAAAGTTTTCTTTTCCTCCAAATATTTCGGAGAAATTTTTACCCTTTCTCCTACTTCTCCCATGAGACGTAGCAAACTACGGCTCTCTGTTTCTCATCCGGGAACTCCCGAACCATTGTCGGGTCCCCCATGCAGCGACTGATAAACTCGCTCTGTTTCTCGCTGGATGTAGGTTTCGGTATCGGCATTGACGGTCTTTTTAAGGTTCTCTATCATTCCTCGTACGCAAGATGAGCAATTACTCGGTACTTCGTTCGTGCCGTAGGTACGGTTGTACATCTCCACCAGTCTCGCATTTTGCTCTCTCGAGATATAGTTCTCCAGCGAGTTCACAAACTCCCGAATCTCTGCAAGGTCCTCCGGCCGTACGGTAGGCCCCCACTTCCCGATAGGACACGCCTCTGATTTCAGCGAAGCCTTCGCGGGCATGAAGCACCCGCATAGGGTTCCTCCTTTGACCTTCTTCCGCTTGAGGAGCGTCCCGCACGATCTGGTAGAGGGGTTGAAGTGCTCACAGCCCTTGCATATCTCCAGACGCGCGGCCCTTGTGTTTTGCGATGCTAACAGCATTTGCGAGGATTTTCTTGGTTCGGTGAAGGGACTGATAGAGGGTAGCCGGGTGGATATCTGCCTCCCGCGCTACCTCCGAGAGCTTATGGCCGTCGAGGTAGAGCCGGATTACCATCTTGTCGAACCACGGGAGACGGTCGATGAAGAGCTCTATTTGCTCCAGCTTCAGCGACCTTTCCATACCGGGCTCGTACACGGGCTCTTTCCCTTCGGGAGTTTCTTGGATGTTGTAGAGGCTCTTGAACTTCCCTCTGGTGGCCTCCATGTACATGGCAGTACAGAAGTACCCCATCGGCTTCTCGGGAAACGGCTTGTCTATCACCCGGAGGTAGACGTGGTTCACGAGGTCGTGCTTGTCCGCCGTAAACCTTCCCGCAATTTTCAGCAGGTAACGGTATTCCTTGGAGACGAATTCATCCCACGAAGCCTTCGAGTTCACGGAGTTCTTTCGAGTACAAGGCTATCATTCCTTGTAGGTCTTCGTTGCTATAACCCGCCCTCTTTTGAGACTTGATAAAAATCTCCTCCGCGGTTCCTTCTCCGTAGGTGCTATCCAGCTTCCGTGAGAACTCGTACTGCTGCCCTCCGTTCATGTTGCACCGCTTGCACTGAAACTGAACGTTCACCGGATCCCACCGCGTCGCGAACTTGGCTCGCGTGATGAAGTGGCCCGCGTCGACTTCCTTCCAGTGCCTCCGGGTTCCGCAGGTGAAGCAGTCGGAGAATCCGTACTCGTCGCACACCCGTAGACGGACGTACTGCGAAAAGACCTTGTCCAGCTTCGCGATTAGGGCTGCCCGCTTTGTTGCCATCTTTCTCGGTCTCTGGCTTTGATTTCTTCGCGCTCCTGCGGCCCCAACTTCGGGCGGCGTGAGAGGATTTCGGCGAATGTAGGCCGAACCTCCGGGAGGGAGTCTATAATCTCCTGAAAAGACCTCGACGCGAGGGCTTCCTCTTGGATGGCTTCCTTGTAGTGCTTCTCCCTGAACTCGCACGCCACGTTTACGTCGTAGTCTCGGAGCGCTTTGCAGATAGTCGGGGTGTCCAGCCGCCCGTAGATTTCGATTTTCCCGCGGCGGATCTGCGCGAAGACGTGAACTACCTCCTCTACTTTGAGCGTCTTGAACTCCTCGATAATATCGTCGACTGCCGTGTAGATATCCTCCTCGTTCGAGAACGTGTTATTGACCTTCACGGCCCGCATGAGCTGCACAAGCTCGCGCCCGAGGAGGGCCCGGAGGTAGGTGAGGTCCTCAGATTTCGCCCGTGAAACGCTCAGTCCATGCCGGTGGATTACCTCCGGCTCCCCTACTTTCAAAATGCCGTGTAAATCCCTCTCGCGTAAGGTTAACGCTTCCGTTGCCTTTGAGGGGAAAGAGACCGCGCCACCCGGCTGCGATGCTCTGGCCGATAATCCCGATTGCCGTTCGCTCATTGTTGTTTGAGAGTTTCTGAAGTGAATGTAACGCCGTCTGTTGTGAGACGTGGGACTTGTACTTGAACCCGAACTCTTTCGCCCGGTACTCTTTCCAGTTCTCCCACGCGTTCGAAAAGTCGGAAGAATCGAATGGAAGAACAACCTCCTCCTTTTTTTCCTCCACCACACCACGCGCACGCGTGTTCTTTCTAGTATCCTTTAAACTACTCTTTTTAGTAGTCTTTATAGTATGTGTTCGGATTTGAACTTCTTCAGGTTCAGATTTGAACTTCTCAGAGTTCAGATTTGAACTTCTGGAGTTCAGAATTGAACAAGTTCCGATTTGAACAAGTTCAGAAATGAACAACTTCCGGCTGGATGCGTAACCGTCCCGAGAGAGGTATCCGAGGTCCAGAAGCTTCTTGATTGTCTTTCGGATTTGCACCTCCGACGTGTCGCACCGTTGGGCGAGGAATTCATTCGAAGCGAAACAATCCTTGCCTGTATCGGCGTAGGATTGAATAACCGCGAGGAAGATGCGTTCGTGAAGGGAGAGAGGGAGCGCCCAGATACGTTCCGGGATCCAGAGACCGTGGTTCATTCGATTTGTTGCTCGGTACGGGTTACGAGTTCTGCAATCTCGCCGTAAGAGAGTCCCGAATATCGATGAAATTCCCGAATGTGCTTCAGGAACGGAGCCGGGTTCTTGCGTCCCCAGTTGTGGATACACGCTTCTGTAACTCCGAAGTAGGCCGCGGCTCTGGTCAAGGTCCCGAAATGAAATCTCAGAACGGTTTGGAGTTCGGTAGGCTTTCGCATTGTTGGATGAATTGTTCCGCTTCTTCGCGGGTTAGGTTTCCGAGACGCATCAACCCAGACAAATTCGCGAACGGGCTGGTCCTCCAGTACACCCGCAAATCTGTCTGAGTTGTTTTGTCCTGTGCAATGTATCGGGCCATTAACGGCTTGCGATTTTGTCGCGAAGCTCGAGAAGCCCGATAGCTGTGCTTTCGATATCCTCCGGTGTTCTCGATCCGAGAGCGATGGCTTGACCTACGGACCAGCTTGCGTCGATGCGGCGCTGTGTGTCCGGAGAAGCCCCGAAGCTCTTTTGCTCCGGTCGCTGGAGCTTCCATTTCGTGAGGCCGCGCGGGTTCGGTTTCGCGTCCACGATTTCTACCTCGTCCCCGACCTTCCACGCGTCGGGCTTCTTTGCGTTTACCTCTCCGGCGCGGTTGTCCTCGAGGGTTACTTCCATGCGGTACATGAGTCCGTACTGTGACTCCCACGTTCCGCTCTGCTGAATCTCTGCAATCTTCATTGCTGTAAGGTTTTAGGGTGTGTTTCGATGAACTTGTTGAGGTGGTCGATAGCTACGTCCACGTTGTGGAGGTGCCATTCGATGCCGTAGGGCTCCCCTTCTGCGAGGAGCTTGAGGAAGAACGAGTACAGCTCGTTCACGTCCTGCTTGAATTCTGGTCGTTGCATTGCTGAGACAAATAGAGGGGCCGAAGCCCCATTAGTTTTCTGCGATTGTGTAGCGGGTTCCGATAGCGTAACGGGCTGGCATCGTTTCGATATTTCCGTTCTCCGTGAGGACCTCGACGTAGAAGGTGAACTGGTCCTTCACGTGTCCGATAATCGTGAGGCGAAAATCGACGTTCTGTGAATCGTTGTAGAGAACTGTCGTGCCGAAGGGGAGGGTTCCGAGGGTCATGTTTTCCGGTTGTTTGATGGCTCAAAGATAAACAATCTTTTTTCTTTCCTCCAAATTAATCCGGAATTATTTTTCTGCATAGGGCAAAAAAAGAGGGCCGCCCCACGTTTGGAGCAGCCCCCATCAAACAACAATGATGAACCGACAAAGATTCGGAGCGAATCTACTCCCCAAAGAAGGAAAGCGACAAAGGGAGCACAGAAATAGCACACAAAGCTACCAGCGGCCACGTAGCCCCCGACTCAATAATCTCGTAACAGGCTGTAGACGCAATTAGACCGCCCACCGTTCGCTTCGCGGACCACCGCCGAAGGTCTCCCTTGGTCTTGAAGATTTCGGTTAAATCTAGGCCCTTTAAAATCGATAGTAGCGGATTCACTTGTTCCGACCCAAGAATACCGCGTTCAGGATCCGCTTCGCGATATCCAGAATCGCGTCGTCCTTCTTGGTCTCCGTGAGCGCCGTAAACGTTCCCAAAAAGCCTATCAGAGCCAGCAGCAGCTCGGCCCAGTTTTCTGCGAAGAAATCCCACATTTTTGCGTGTTTAGTGATTAAGTAGCCTCTCTAATAACGACCTCTATCTTCCTATTGTAGCCGTCGTCGTCCATTCTTCGTGCAGGTTTCATATCAACCCACCACCCTCCGAGGCGCGGCTTCTGGAATCCCTTCTCTACCTCCCATCCCGCGAACCGGTCCAGCTCCTTGTAGCTTCCGAGTTTTATGTGGTGTACTACCCCGTCCCGGATCCGTCCGTACTTGTTAATCCTTTCGACGGTAATCGGTACGTGCCACTTCTGGTGGGTGTGGCCGCTGACTATCATATCTGCGTCGGGCCATTCCTTCTGGTCTATATCCACCGCAAGGACTCCCTTCGACCTAGGCGCGTTCCCTCCGTATCCGTGGTGAAAGTGCAGCTTGTAGGTGCAGTCCGCTGCGCGCTTCCTTCCGGTAGTCTCAGTGAACCGAAAGAAGATCCACCCGGCGTAGCTTCCTACGTGGCCCGCTCCTAGCAGAGCCGAAAGACGGTCCAGAGGCGAAGTGCTCAACCTCTTTTCAATATTCGTCTCGTGGTTCCCGCGGCCGAAGAACTTTATCTGATTCTTGTACTTCTTCAGGTACTCGGCAGAATCCTCTATCACGTCGTCGAGGTACGTAATGGACTTGTACTCTGGACGTAGCCCGGAGTAGCTTCTGCGAGGGTCGTACATCCCCTGCATGAGGTCGAACCAGTCGCCAAAAACAAGAACACTCGCGTTGGTAGCGAGTGCTGTATCGAGGTGTTTTGTAAGTAGGTCCCGGTCGCAGTGGGTCGAGTCGAAGTGAACGTCCGAAATCAAAAGAAACCGGCCTACCTCTCCGGGAAGCAGGCTAGGTTCTATCATGTAGACGGTGGGGTAAAGCTGCTTCATGGAGGGGTGTTAGGATTGAGCTTCATATCTGCGAACTTCTCTCCGACTTTGAAGGACGGGCACGCTTTCTGGTCGGTGAAATCGTTGTGTCCGAAAACCTCCAGAGCGCCATATTGAGCCCGTAAAGTAGAAACGAGCTTCCTCCACGCTGCTTCCTGTGCCGCGTTCATCGTGTCCTTCGGCTTCTTGTCCTCTACCCCGCCCACGTAGCAAACTCCCACAGAGTCGGTATTCCAGCCGATTACATGAGACCCCACCTTGTACAGCGGCCGTCCCAGCTCCACCTTCCCGTTTAAACGGATCACGAAGTGGTAGCCTATATCCTTCCACCCTTTCCCTTTGTGCCACCCTTTAATCTCTTTAGCCCCGATATCCATAGATACCGGAGTAGCAGAGCAATGAAGAACGATGAAATCAAGGTTACGCATTGAAAAGAGATTTGAACCAAGTAACCGCCACCACGAACACCCCACCCAGGCTGCCCCACCACTTTACCTCCAGGTCACGGATTTTGCTTTCGTGCTTGTCTAGGCTCTCTTTGTGGAAGTCGAGCTTCGTCTCTATCCGCGCGAGTGCGTCCACTACGTCTTCCAGCGTTGCCATCTATCCACTTTTTGAGCCGTTCGATATTCGTCTTGCGGTCCTGCTTCATCGGTTAATGGCGTACGCGTACTCCGGAGTGATCGTAGGACGGTCCCACGAACCCGAGATAGAGAGCCCGCTCTGGTAGTAGCGGAACGGCTGAGCGCAGATACGGTTATAGAGGTTCGTGCTATACTCGGGAAAGAGGCTCGAGTTCTGGCAGAGGTAGAGGTACATCTGCTGCGTGTAGAAATTCGCGTTCTGGCGCATACGCTCGAGCTCCCGGTGGTAGTCCGTCTGAGAGATAGCCGTCGTATTTTCAGAAGACCGAATGACCAGCCCTCCGTTGTCGATTTTGACGTACAGGCTCGGCATGAGCTCTACCATAGTCCACCACGCCGTAGCCTTCCGGACGTAGTTCTCGACCAAAGTCAGGTAGTTCCCCGCGAGGGTGGCCGTAGAAATCTTCGTCCGTAGAGCGTCGTACAGGTCGGAGCCTAGATATATCTGTACGTTCTTGTCCTGAGCCAGAATTACAGCCTGCGAGATATAGTTCTCATCCACGGCCCCGTTCAGTTGTGTCACCCGCTTGAGGTAGTTCGGGTTCACGAATAGTACTTCTGCCATTATCTCGGGGTTGTGAATTTGCGAGGTTTCAAGAATCCGCGGTTCTTCATATCACGTGGGCGCTGAGCCACCTCCCGGTCATTCTCTTCGATGCGGTTGTCCTTCCTTTCTTCGGGAGGTAGAGACCGGATAATCCGCTGCGCTTCGTTTACGGAGATGAGCCCGTTATCCTTCTTCAGGTACGTTTGACGCATCCAGAAATGACGGCACGAGCCGCCTCCCTTGTAGAACCATATATCGTAGGTCTTCGCTCCTTCAGGTCCCCAGCCCGGGTTGACGGCTTGCCTTCCGGCTTGCACGATATCTTCCTTCCGGTAGACCTTCATCGAGTCAATCATGCGTCGGCAGAAGTCTCGGCTCTTGGAGTCCGAAAGGGTCGTAGGAGCGTACGCGTAACGTACCCGTACGATATCGTTGTCCTGCGAAGACTTGGCCGAAGGGTTATTGCGGAGGGCACGCGCAAAGCTCCAGAGCGCGTCGTGAGCCTCTTCGCGGTCGTAGTCCACCTCCCGCTCGTCAATCAAAATCCAGTCCTCCCCCATCTCCTCTCCGCAAGTCTCGAGGTACTCTACGGCCCCGTCGAGGTTGACGTGTTCCGAGAGGTTAAGATTGCCGATTTCCTTCAGCTTCGCCCGGCTCCAAATCAGCGCCGCTGGCCCTCCCCAAAGGAGGTAGGAGATTGTTCCGCACGCTTCCGTGTCGGATGGGTTGTAGAACTCGCTTGCACGAGAGAGGTACGAGTACATCCGCTGTACCGTCTCCTCCGAAATGGCTTCCTTATTTGCGAGCTGCTGGGCGCGCACCTTCCCGGTCTGCGTAGCGCACCGGTTGCCGTTCTTTTCGTTGAGCTCAATTCCTTTCTTCGCGTTGTTAGAGACCGAATCCGGGTAATCAGAATAAGACCGGAGGTTGAGCTTCTTTGCTTCGACTTCTTCGAGGAGGGTAGGAGTGGCTCCAGAAGCGTTTAGAAGGGTCTCTACCGCGTCTTCGAGAATCATTCTGAAGGGTTGCACCACCTGCTGGTCGAAAAGCTCCGCTGAGGCCTCCATTTCGCTTCCTCCTCCCAACTTCCCCGCCACCATTACGCCGAACATCTGCGGGTTCGTCACCCGGTGGCCGATCATAATCTTCGCGGTGGTTTCCTCCGAGAGGAATTGGTACTGCTTGTCTGCGTCCGAAAGGGCAAACGGCTCAATCGTAGGAGCGCGGTCGGGTTCATCCGAGAAGGTCATCCAGAACTTCCCCGCGTTCTGTGCTCCCGCGGCTTGATTCTCGATATCCCTGCGAATCATGCGGCGTTCCTCGTCCGAAGGGATGCCATTCTTGAAGTGAATCGCAAACGAGGGAGAGAGGCCGTTCTTGATATTGTTGATGTGGAAGACCGAAATCTCCTTCTCGAGCTCGATATAGTTGATAGCCCCGATATAGTCCGGCTTCGGGTAGTAGTAGCTACCTACCGAAAACGGCTTCATGTACAGAATCTGCGTCGGGTATTCGTTCTTGGTCTCTGGATTGAACCGTGCGATAGGAGTCGGCTCCTGCCGCTTGTCCATCCAGTCCCTCGAGTAGTAGTACCAGTCGACCACCTCGTCCTCGTCGCAGAATCCCGAGCGTACGTTCTCGAACGGCAGGTGAGAAATATTCGCGATTGTGCTCCGGTCGAGGCTCCAGTTCACCTCCAGAGCGAAGCCGTTCTGTATTTTCAGATCGATAGCGCACTTCCGGAGTTCGGAATCGAGGTCCCACTGTGCTGCGAGGAGCTTCGCGTTGAGGTCGGCAGGCTCGAAACCTTCGCCGAAGACCATCATTGCGATAGTCGTGCAGAGCGCGTTGTGGGTCGGGCTCGCGTGGTAGAGGTCTACCAGATACTGCGGGTAGAGGTTGTCGTCCCCGTAGTTCACCCAGTCCCCTTGCGTACCCTCTCGGTAAGATTTGGGTACGTAGCTCGCGAGGTTCACGGACTCTACCCTTCCCGGATTTCGAGGGGCTGTTATTCTTTTACTCGTTGCCATAGAATATCACGTTATCGTCAAGGGAGATAGTGGGCAGGGTCACAATGCCCGCACCGGGAACCCGCAAAGTACCTTGTTCTACCAGAGCCACCACCGCGGCGTTTAGAGGGTCTTTGTTGCTGCTGGAGTTCTGGATGTACACGAAGTAGTCGTAGTCTCCCGATTCGGTCAGGAGGACGTTGTTCGTTGTGGTCGCGTTCGTAGCTACGTCGATTTTCGTGTACCGTGGATTATCGGTAATCACGTACCCGACGAAATAGAAGTCCTCTTGGCTCATCCTGTGCACCAGCTTAAACAGGTAGTGCGTGTACGTGTAATCCCTCGCCGCGTCCTGAAGCGTCAAGTAGATACTTTGAGTACCGCTATTCGAGTTTAAGTACAACATCTCGAGGAATTAGGTGTGCTTCGGGAACTATCTCGTCGAGGTCGTAGTTCTCGGGGCTGTACTTATAACGAGCGAACGCGCTAACATTGACCGAACTCTTTACATCCGCGACTGTTGGGGTCTGGCTCCAGAAAGGCTCCACTTTCGTCTTCTCCCACACGTGCATACGAGAGCACCCGTCGAGGCCTACGTTCCGGTCCGTCCACATCACAGGCACCTTGTCCACTATCCTCCGGCTCATGAACCGTCCAGCCCCCGAAGCGTATCCACGAAATAGGGTCCCTTCTCGCGTGTCCGCGCGGAACATATAGATGTTTCTGGATCCTGCGAACTCGTGTTCTGCCATGAGCTCGAGGATATGCGTCCCGCCTCCGGGAAGGATGAAGTCGTCGGAGCCGAGCTGAAGCATCCAGTCCCAGTCGGCCCCGCGCATCCAGTCGAGAAGTTCGTTGTTCTTTGTGCCCAGACGCTCGTTCTCGAACCACTTGTAGTTCCACCCGTATTCCTGAGCCAGCTCCTCGTGTTCGTCCTCCGAGACCGCGATATACGGAACCAGCTCCGCGCCACCTTCGGTGAACTCCTTTTGAATCCTTTTGATTCCTTCGTAACAGGCTCGCGTGAGATCGAGCCGCTTCCATACGGGTATGTGTAGTGCGATTTTCATTCGTAGGTGTGGAATATAGCAGTCATATCTGCGGCTTGCGTTTGCTCCCAAATCGTGGTCCCTTTAGGCGGCGCGATATATCCAAAGTAGTCCGCTGGATGCCGGAGTGCATAGGCGCGAACGTCAAGGCGTTTCATCTGCCCGTACACGTACAAGTCGGCCCGGTTCCAGTCATGGTTTGGATGGAATTGCTTGTAGATATCTTCAGGGTAGTAAGCTACACCGGTGCCCGGGATATCTACGCGTACGTTTTCGTCGTTCCTGCGTAGGCAGTGAACCACGTTCTTGCAATCGGTCCAGTAGTCGCGTACGCGGTCGGGTACAATCTTCCCGTGATGAGTTAGAATCACGTCCCGAAACAGCTCCGAGGTAGCCACGAAATCCGCGACGTAGGTAGAGGGATAGATGAGGTCGTCGTCCAGCGTGAGGAAAGCCCGGTAGTTTCCGAACGGCCAAAAGAACTTTCCCCGATCTCCGAGGTTCTTCCCGTAGTGCCATACCTCTATCTTCTCGTCTAGGAGCTCTGCGGGAATAGAATCGAACCCGTTCAAGCAAAGGAAGAGGCGGTCCACCTGCGGGAGGATGCTCTGGACCGAGAGGAGCGATTCCGGGAACCTATCCGGGAGCATCGCCATACCTGCGTAAATCATACTGCAAAGAAAAGGCCCCGCAGTACGCGAGGCCCGTTCTAACCAAAACAACCACCCTTAAGTCTCCTGCGTGTACGTGAGGTTCGTCGTAGCCGTAATGACCGGTGCGGGAACTTTCTCGCGTGAGGTGAAGGTAAGCGTGTATCCGTGGAGGTCTCCCATAGCAGCACCCGTAACGATCGTTCCGCCGGTTCCTTCCGCGCCGTTCTTGTAGCCCATCAAAAGCTTCTCGCCGTTCATCGTTTCCACAATGATAAACAGACGAACCTTCATCAAGTCTGCAAGCTCCGCGCTTACTGCGGCCTCCATCTTTGGAATCGTAACCTCGAGCACTTGCTCGTAGAATACCGAACCGTTCTCTACGCTGGCGTTGATAGTTTGAGTAAATGAGGCGTTGTTACGCGAAAGCTCGAAGCCGTAGAAAGTAATCGCCTCTGCAGCTCCCGACAAAGCTCCAGAGGTAGGAGAAGCGGCCCACTTCGAACCGTCCTCGTCGAACGGAGCCGTCCAGAATTTGCGAACGCCACCGATGGCGTCCTTACAGGGGAAACCCCGTCCCGAAATTGTGATAGAACAAGCCATGAGTTTCAATTTAAGGACAAAAGAGAGGGGCCGAAGCCCCTCCCCTTAATCCGGGTTTCTATTACGTGGTCCGGCGGAGCAAGCCGTACGAGTTGTGATCCACAACCTGCGTACCGAACGCGAACTTCATGATAACGCGGGTAACGTCGTCACCGGTTACGTCGATGAGATCGAGAACACGGGCCTCCGTCAAGTCCGTGAGGAGGTTCGTACCTGCGTACAAGTTCTCCGGGCGAGAGATGAGGAGCGTGTCATTCGGGAAACCGGCCGGAGTGACAACCGTGTAGCCTGCGTACTTGTCAGCCATCCCTTCTGCCAAGTAGGGCAGGTTGTAGGTAGCAGCCAAAGCGGAGTAGTACAAGGTCTTGGAGCCGCGGCTCATGTAGATTACTGTTTGCGGGTCACCCTTCAGGGCCGGAGGGCAGTTCGTCGTAGCCAAATTCTCCAGCTTCGAAAGGATGTTAGCAGCGGTCAGAGCACCCGTCAAGTTTGCTTCGTAGGTCGGAGAAGCCAAAACCATCTGGCGAAGCAGACCGTTGAACAGCGTGTGGGTAGCGTCCGTAGCCTGACCCGCATCGATGTTGTAGTTACCCTGCCAGATATTGAACTCGATAGCTTCTGCAGCACGCTTTGCGACGTACTGCCCCGCGGCAGCCTTCATGTCCGCCGGAGCGGTAGCAGCAGCGCCCACCATTTGCTCAGACTCCCACGCCATGTGGAGGTCTTTGTTGCAAATCTGGTCGTTGATTTGGAGATCCGTCAAAGAGAGCGCCACATCCTCAAGAGCCAAAGCCGTGCTGGTCGTGAAGGTGCAGGTAGCCGCAGTAATTGCAGAACCGGAGAACTTCCGCAGCTGTGCGCGGCCCCGGACGTTGTTCAGGACGGTGACGTAGTTATTCGCAATCGTGTCCGCCGCGAGGATAGCGGGAGCTACGTACGGAAGGGCTTGCTTCCCTACGTAGTTGCTCGTGATAGCGGCGTTTGCCAAGTTATACTGTTGAGACATTTCAGAGAAATTAGAGATTCATAAAGTGTGATTGGATAGCGGCGACGCGCTGATCCGTGGAGAGGTTCGTGAGGTTGAGCGCTTGACGTTCGCGGCGGGCCGGAGCCTTCGGGAGGGAAGGGGTAGCTGCCTTCGCGAGCTTCTGGATTTCGGCTTCTTTCTTTCCGAGTTCTTTCTTGAACTGCTTCGAAAGGGTCGTAGAGGCGGCCTCTACGGCATCCTGAATCATCTGAGCCACTTCCTCGCGAGTCAGAGCGTCTTCGCTCATCTTCTCCTCGTCCTTCTTGGCTTCTTCTGCGGGTGCTGCCGGAGCTTCTTCGGGCATCTCCCACGTGTTCACCTTCCCGTCTACGACGGTAAACTCGATGCCGTCCTCGAGCGTGTACTCGCCGTCCGGGAGAGGAATTTGCTCGCCTTCGTCATTGACGACGAAAACGTCTACACCTACCGCCCACTCTTCAGCGGCGGTTTGGATTTCTTGGCCACCCTGAAGTACAGCCGTAGCCAAAGAGACGGGAGCCTCTTCAGCCAGCATAGCCGAGTACTTGTTAAACAGGGCCGCCACTCGTTCTTGAATATTCATGAGAGATGGGTTTAAGCAATTAACCTTTTAAGCTTTTGATTTTTGACACGGCTTCAGAAATAATGGCCTCCAGCTCGTCTACAAAGGTCTCCGCAGAGAGCTCGGGGATAGCCGAGAGGTCCACCTTGCGCGTGAAGAATCCTTCGATACTGAAGCCCTTTACCTTTCCTTCTTTGACCCACTCGTTCCAGATTGCTTCCGAATCGACCTTCATCGAAACCATCCACGTACCTACAGGAACGTTCAGCCCGTACATCCGCGACTTGTCTTGCTCCCCTTCCACGATCCACGACTCGATTACGGTAGTTCCATTTACGGGAACCTCGTGCTCGAGGGTCGCGCGGCTCTGGTTGCCCGCTTTGAAATAGAGCTCCATCGCTTTTCTTACCGTCTCTTTCGAGAAGTAGATGTGGAACTCCTCGTCTCCCCTTTTCCGGTAAATCGGCTTGTCAGGAATGAGGGCCGGGCCAAGGAGGATGCGGCGGTCTGCGTCTACCGTCTGGAAGTGATACTGAGCCGAGAGAGCGACCCAGTCCGTTTCAATCGCGGGCTCTTCTACCAGCGAGATTGCTTGGATGCCGTAGGTATCGGCTTCCTCGTCGATTACAAGTTCAAAGATTTCCATTAGCCTACGAGGGATGCCTGATCCCGGAGTTTTTGGTTTGCCTGCATTGAATTATTCACGTCCGAAGCAAGGACGTACGAACGGAAGCCGGACGTTTGGGAACCTTGCATGAACGAGAGGTCGAGCTGTGGAGGTCCCGCAGTTGAACCACCACCACCCCCACCCGGAGGAGGAGGAGGAGGGGGGCCCGGGCTCTCGAACTTGGATTTGGCGATAGCTGCGATTTGAGCTGCACCCGCCGCCGCTACGGTAGCCGTCTGGATTATTCGGAGGATTGTCGAGGGCTGCGTCTTATCCGTGAGGGCCGTCGTGATACCCTCCGCCGTGTTTATGATAGCGTTCGCGAGGGAGATACTTTTCGAGAGCTGGAAGTTCCGCTTCGCGCGTTTCTCGTTGTTTTGGTCTTGGTCGTCTTGGAGTGCGGTTACTAGGTCGATAGCCGCAGAAGCGAAGTTCACCGCCACCTTTGCCCGGTCCGCTTGAATCTTTGTGTAGTCACGAAGCAGGTTTGCTTCGGATGTCTGGATTCTTTGGCTATTGTCGATAATCGTGCGGGTCGTGTCGTTTGATACCTGCTGCAACCCTCGTACCCCTTCCTGAAGAGCTTTGTTCGTGTCGTTCAGCTCCTTTGCTTGCTCTACGGCTGCATCGTGTAGTGCCTGTTGTCTCTCTAATTCCGCAGCCGAAGCTTCGGCCCTCAACGAGTTGATTTTGTTTTGAAGTTCGGTCTGTATCGTGGTGGATTCCTGCTGGATGTTGTAGACCTCCGCCTCGAGTTCTGCCATACGCATGAGCTCCTCCTCCGTGGCTTGAGTCATCGCCGCCTTTTGGCGTGCAATACGAAGTTCTTCCTGTGCGATGGCCTTTCGGTCTGCTACAAGTCCCTTCTCGAGAGCCGCGGCCCGCTCTGCGTCTCTAATCCTTTGTTCTACGGTTCGGTTTACGTCGTCCGAAGCCATCTTCAGCCGCTCGATCTCTGCCCGTTGTTTGGCGGTCTCCACGATAATCTCGCGCTGTGAAGCTCGCAGCCTTTGAGTAGCCTGCGTGAGGCCGTCCATGGTTTCCGTTTCGGACGCTATCTCTGCCCCTATACCTTTAAGGGCGGAAGAAGCGGTCTCGTAAGCTGCGGCAAAGTCACCCTGAAAGAACTGGACAATAGCCCCGCCGATTTTAGCCACCCGGTCCAGAAGGACGTTGAAAGTGGCTGTAAGGATATTCAAGCCGCGCTCGAGGAGTTTGGCTCCGTCGGCCGTCTGCGTGAAGTAAGCAGCAAGTGAACCTACCGCCACCACAATCGCACCGATACCTGTAGAAATGAGGGCCACCTTCAGAAGCCCCATCCCCTGAGCCAAAGAGCGGGCCCCAGCTACCGACTTCACAAGCCCGGAAGCGAGTCCTCCGGTAAGCTGGTCTAATCCACCTAGCGCTTTCTCCCCGGCTTCGCCGAGATCCTCCATAGATTTCTCCGCGTCCTGTAGAGCTTTGTCGAGTTTGGACGTGTCCGCTTTGATATCTACTACTACCTCGTTCTTCTTAGCCATGGGTCCAGAGAATGATTTTCACTAGCAGGTAACCGAGTGCGCCGTACCACCCAAAGAAGACCAGAGAAGCCAAAACCGCGTCTAGGATTTTCACCCATCGCGGCTTCCCCGGCTGCCTCAAAAGGTGGAAAGCATCGATAATGTAACCGAAGTCCTTGCACCCCTTTACTTGGAATTGGTTCATGGCTGGTAACAGTAGGCGGTAGCGTTGTCGTAAACGAATCCGTACCGCTCGCAGCAGGTGCGGTTGACGGTGAAGATTCCCGATCCGGTGGAGGTCGTAAACTCAATCCTTCCCGTTCTTCCTGTAGCCGGGAGGTAGGTACAGTCCCGCATTGTTCCGAGGACCTTCAGAAGCTTCACCTGCACCGTCCCTTCGCTCGTGGGGTCGTATGCGGAAATTTCGAGAATCCTCCAGTAGGTGTTGAAGAGGTAGATTTTGTCCGACCACTCGAACGTAGAGATATCGAGCGTAGAGAGACGGAAGTGGGCGGTAAGGAGTCGAGCGTCGGAGGAATAGAGCTGGTTCGCGTAAAGCTGCCAGTACTTGTTGTAGAGAGTGTCGTAGGGGTTCGCGGTAATCTCAAAGAGCGGAAGCTCAATCCCGAACATAAGCGAGTCGTCGGCCACGTCTGCGTCCTCTTTGGTATTCGTGGCAAACTGCCCGAAGAAGGGGAAGTTATTCGAGGTCCCCGTTCCTGCGTTGTCGAGCAAGAAAGGAAGCGTAAGCTGTCCGTTATAAAAGGCTAGGCGCGGCTTCACCTCGTCTATTTCTGGCTTTTCCGGATCGGAAGAAAGAAGCCTGTGGATGTTGTAGCCAGTTCCCGGGATGTAAGAGGTAAAGAAAGGAGCGAAACCCGACTCTATCTTTTCATCTCCAGTAGCAAAGTCGTTTCCGGGGTCCAGAATCTCGTGCTGCCCATAAACGCGCTCAGAGGCTTGTATCGCTTGACTTACAAAGTCCTCCCCGGCTGAGTGCGTCCACACATACCGCTTCCGCTGTAGGTCGGAGGTAGGCGTGATGGAGAGGTCCATGCTCATATCGATTTTGCCGGTCCAGTCCTTCACGTCACCCGTAGCCATGTAGTCGTTAAACGGCTCTATGTAAATCTTCTTCGGGTTAATCTTGTCCGGGATAAAAACAAGGTTGAAACACTTTTGAAGCCCTGCGATAAAATCGATTTGGCGCATCTTCGGGAAGTTCCTCGCAGTATCAAGCGTAATCGAAGAAAGGAAGCCGCCGTATCCTACTTTCCATGAGGTACCTCCCAGTCCGAGGATACCGTTCGCCGCTCCTCGAAGGAGAGTAATATTTCCCGCGCTGGTCTGTACCTGAACCTTCCACGTGCTCGTCGATGCGAGGGTTACCTGCAAAGAAAACCACGTATTGGTAGGCGAGGTTAACCCGCTAGCAATCGTGTAGTGTGTAGTCCCGTTCGTGAGCCGGAAGGTAGCCGTAGCTCCTGCTGTGGCGAGGGTGAAGTTAAAATAGAAGTCGAGCTGGTATACCCCTTCGAGCGGAACCGTCCACGTAGGGCTCACGAAATCCGCGCCCGTGTCGTAGAAGTTTCCATTCTCCTCATAGCTCACATCGGTAAAGGTGGTCGGGGCTGTGATAGTGAGATCGGTCGTGCGTCCTACCCAGAATTTGAAGTCGAAGTTTGTCGTGAACTTATTGAATTTCCCGCCGCTGTGGAGCATCATGTACAGCGTGGTCTCCAAGTTGGAGAAGTGCGTGCTCTCGTACGTAAATCCGGCCGTGGTGAAGATTTTGTCTAGAACGCTTTTTATCCGAATGAACGGCGTGAGATCTGCAGGGTATAGCTTGTTCGTCGCCGGGGTCGTGGTAGAGGTCCAGTTGCGCCACTTGTCCACCATGCCGTACCGGATTTGACCAGAAAGGAGCGTTCCGGCCCACGAATTAGTGACCGCGGTATAGGTAAGCGAGTGGTCGAAAGAACTCCAGTCTAAATCCGAAAGAAGATCCTCGCCGATGCTCTTCGCTAGGTCGGCTTGCTCCCCAAAAAATGCGAGCTCCACATCTACGAACCTGCCTTTCTGGACGAACCACCCTTTCACCTGAATAAAGCCCGTCATAATCGCCACCCCTCCCTCCATGAGCCGGGCGGGTATCTTCGCTTTCAAGTCGTAGGAAGGTACCTGTGAGAGGTCGTACGGCCCGAATACGTCCTCGTTCGTCTTCGTGAGAGGTACGCGGAAGGTCTGCGAGTAGTTCGAGGTAGGAGAATTGACCTTCGTGATATCCGTAAACGAGTAGTTCAGGTTCACAGGCTCGAACTCGTAGAGCTCGACGGGCTTCCACGTAGTCCGATAGGCGAGAAGGGTTAGCATCGGATTGTCTGAGCGAGTTCTACATTCATCGTAAACTGCGTAACCTGCGAGTCGGGCGTGGTCTTGTACGGCGCAGATCCATCCGTGATGCGAACCGGGCTCCATACCCCGTCAATCTTCGCGTACACTTGGCGAGACCTTAAGAGGTAGGGGATGAGGTACGCATCGGCAGGGTCGAATACCCCAGAGAGCGCGTACGCTTGAACCGCGGTCTTCTGGTAGGCTACCGTCTCCGGTGCGTACGAGTTGAACGTGTAGGTCGTGGCCGCGTAGTCACCGAGGATTGCTCGGTAAGTCTTTTCCTCCGTCCGGATTGTCTTGCGCGTGTAGCCGTCGAACCGGAGGAAGTCCCACCCTCCCCGAGAATTTGCAAAGGCTACCTGTGCTCCGCTTCCCCGAGTGCCCGGGCAGCTCGGCAGGATCTGGATTTGGTTCCCTTCCTGAACCCCCGAAGCGTTCTGTGGCGTGATAATGATTTCCGACCACGCGGTTACGCTGTTTAGAGCGAGCACCTGGGCGGGCATCACAGCCGCGTATACGAGGAACCCGTTCGTAGGGGTCGAAGCGCTCGGAAGCTGTGCGCCGTTCGTCGTGTTCAAATCCTTCTGGACGGTAAGCGGGGAGGTCCCGGGCCGTACAATCACGTACTGAAGCCGGGTAACATCCGAGACCGCGTTCGAGTGAATCGAGTCCTTGTTTATCAGGGCCATGAATCCCTCGTCCTCGTCCGCCGCGTACATCGTAATGATGTTTCCTACCGGAGCGCGATCCGTGAGCCAGTATTTCTTGGTGGATGCGGTCCCGAAGTAGTCCGAGAAGGAAGGATGCAGGCCAGCCGAAACTTGCTCGTACCCGTCCGTGACGTAGATGTTCTTCGAGGCTTGATTCAGGGCCTCCGTCCCGGTGTATTCTCCGATTTTTACCGTGTACTTGTTCAGCCCGGTATTCGCGCGGGTGTAGTAGTTCGCGCTGTAGTCATGCAGGAAGGTAGTCGCAGAATACACCGAAGGGTCCACCTTCGTCCGTCCCTCAATAATGCGGGAGAGGTCGAAGTGGGCGCGGTTATTCGAGTTGGCTTTGAGGTAGTATTTCCCGATCTCAACAGCGTTCTCTTCTACCTGCACGATAAACGCGAACGTGTCGGTAATCGTGAGAGACGTTTGGAGTGTGTAGATGAGAGGCTGCCCAGCCGGGTAGAACGTCTCCGTAGGGTTCGAGGTAAATGAGGCGGCCATCTTATTTGGGCTTCACAGTAAGAGTTACCGGGCTTGCTGTAGCTACGAGTTTCCGAACGAAATCCTCACCTACCGCTTGAGCGAGCTTGTCCCCTTTGCGGCGGATAGCCCAGTCGTACCCGTTGATGAAATAACGGAGCGGCGTGATTCCTTTACGCTTGATGCCTCGAGCGATGAGGAACGCAGCCGAGTTCAGTTTCGCCTCCGTAGGCTTGATAAACGCTCCCGTCTTCGGATCCCTGAGACGAATCGGCTTGACCTTCATCCACGCGCGTACCGCTTCGGTAGGAGGTTGCTTCGTAGTAAAGGAGAAAGGGGAGCCGTGGCGTACCTGTGTCCCGTTCACTCCCCAGTGGACGAAAGAGGCATAGCTCGAAGCTTTACCTTTCGCGTAGAGCTGAATCTCCGAGACTCCGGTCTTCCCGAAACGGAACTTAAACGCGAGCGACCGCTGGAGGGTCCTCGTAGCTACCCCGTAGTTCTTGTTCTTCCCGATACGTTTCGTTCCGAGCTCACGCTTCGACGCGTCAAGCACCTCTTGAGCGAACTCCACCCACAGCTTCGAAGCTTCCTTGCTCATCGTCCTTGACCCTTATAGGTCTTCTTGTACAGTTTAGAGCCTTTGTGAGTTCCCTGCTTTGTCTTCGCGTGCACACCTGGCCGCGAAATCTTCCGCTCAATCCGAACGGGTGCCGCTTGTGCTTTAGGCTTCGCCATGGGGCTCCAAGTTCTCGAGCGCCCGCACCCCGTCCGCTACCTCGTGGTAGGGCTTACTCTTCAGGTAGGCGAGGATGGCCTCCCGAAGTTCTGCTGGTAGGGTGTAGTTCATGGCCGCTCTCCGGGTTGTCCGGGTTCGTACACATCGGTCGCGCCGGTGAATGGGTTCACGTCTTCGGTTTCGTTAATTACTTGAGCCATGATAGGCAGCTTGAGCCGCTCGTATGCTTCCGTAATGTTGTAGCCATCCGCCGTGAACGGCCAGTCGTCGTAACGGAACACCTGCGACTTGTATTCGAGGGCCTCTACTCCGTTGAGGCGTGCCTGCTGGTTCGGCCAGCCGCCAAGGAACACCTCCCCGATTTGGTTCAGCCAGTCAATGTTCAGCCGCGTGACCTTCCAGTAGGTGAGGTCCACCCCGTAGGGGGTAGGGATTGTTTTGTTGAGTGCCATATTATGCTGCGATGATTCCTTTCGTTTTGAGATCCACGATGAGCGTGCCGAGGATGTCCGCAAGTTCCTCCACCGTGGTAGCGTTTGCGTCACAGGTCCGGTCGGTTGTGAGGTTCGTGAAGGTAGTATACCCTGTTTGCGCCGCGCCTACCGTGCCTCCGGCAAATGCGTAGCCGCCGTCATCCCGTACGGTGAAGCGTGCGGTGCCGCCGCTGTTCTCGACGAGCAGCGTGTTGTTCGTACTGGTGCCCTGCCCGCGAACTGTAAGGGCAGTAGTGCTTGTGGGGGCACTGTTACGGATTCCAAACGCCCCGCTACCTAAACATACCAGTAGATTCGTTGCAAAGTTGTCAAATTTCCACGCCGTCTCCGCGTTGCCCAGCGTAGTGTACCCGCTGCCACCGTTTGTTTTCGAGCCCTGCATTGTGAATACAGCCCCAGTTGGCGCTGTGCTTCCGTGAATACCTATCCATCGCGTCGCCGGTGGTGATGCCTGCCCACTAGCCGAAAGGCCCATAATAGTAGCGTACACGGCCGGTGCTGCTTCCGTTCTAACAAGGAAGAACGTGTCTGTGCTTTGAGCATTGCCCGCAGCGAGGGTATGCGAAGCATCAGACCGCCGCAAACTAAAGCCACCACTGAGAAGTGTTGGCGCACCTTCAAGGATAGAATAGGCGGCCGTGTTTGAGACCGCCGCAGAAGTCAAGGTAAACCTTCCGCTATCTAAGATTTCGAGTCGCGTAGTCGCTGCACTGTCTTCAATGCGAAACGCCACGCCAGTCGTCGTCCCTGCCCCCCGGCTTGTGATAGTTCCCGTCGGGCTGGTGTTGCCACCTACAGAAAGACGGTTGTTCGTAGCGTCGTAGTAGAGAGCCGCCTCTGCTCCAAATGCTCCCGCGTTGTTGTACTGAATTTGCCCGGTAGATCCAGCCGGGCTTCCGCTACCTCCAGCTGCTGCGATTGTTATGGTGTCGGTAGTGGCGTTCGTTGTTAGCGTGATGTTGCTACCCGCAACTAGCGTTAGAGTATCGCTACCACTGTCTGCTACTACGTCGCTCTGCCCAGATACAGCAATGGTGCTGAAGGTGTTCGTAACCGTTCCGCTGTTCGTGATAGTCAGCGTGTCTGTGCTTGCGTTCGTTGTAAGCGTGATACCCGTACCCGCTGCAATTGTGAGCGTGTCGATATGGGTGTCCGCCACGATGGAGGACTGCCCGGATACCGCGATGGTCTCAAAGCTATTCGCCGCCCGTGTGGTCCACGAAAGACCTCCCGCCGCGTTCGTCGCGAGTACCTGCCCGCTGGTTCCGTCCGCTGAAGGGAGGGTGTAGGTGGTGCTGGCCGCGAGTGAATCAGGTGCCTTGATTGCAATTGAGCTTCCCCCGTTCGTGGTAGCCTCCGCTAGTGTTATTTTTCCACCCGTTCCGCCGGTGTAGTTCCGAATGACCGGGTCAGTCATAGTAACCCCATCGGCTTCCACTAGCAGTATATCAAAGCCTGAACTAGTAAAATTTAGGTTCTCTCCGTTCAGGTCAATTTCCCGAATGCCCGAGAGCGTCACGTCGTCGTCGTCAAGCCGAGCGGAATCGAAGGTAATCGTGTCCGTCGTGGCGTTCGTAGTGATAGCCATGCCGCCAGCCACCGCGAAGGTGAGCGTGTCGGTCGTGCTATCTGCGACCACGGGCGACTGCGTAGCGACCGCAATCGTGCCGAACGTGTTCGGAGCTGTTACGGTACTCGCGATTGTTACCGCATCCGTTCCCGCGTCTGGAGTGAGAGAGATTCCCGTCCCTGCCGTGAGGATTAGCGTGTCTTCCTGCTTCTCTGCTTCGATAGTTGTAGCCCCTACCGTAATGTACCGGAATGCCTTCCCCGAGTTTGGGGTCCACGACCGAATAAAGAGCCGCCCGGTATTCTGTTGTGATCGCGTCACGATAGCAATAGCGAGCTCTGGAGAACCCGCGGTAGAGCTCAATACTCCGGGAGTGCCCGAAGCGTAGAGAATCGTTCCGACGGGGTACGTGTCGGTAGCAATACCTCGAAGCTCTCCGTAGGTCCGTACGTGTCCCGTCCCTGAAATGGCGAGCTGTGCCGTAGCCAGACCCACCAGAACCTTCGGGTCGTCTACGTCGAGGTCAAAGAGACCCACAGAAACCTTATCTCCTTGCGTTCCGATAGCCTTGCATAGGGCTCCCTTCGAAATGATAGCTCCGCTGCCGTTATACACCGGCATATCAAGAGCTTTTGGGGCTCCGTTAATCCAGTCTCCGGTTACCTCGTCGTACACGAGCGAATCGTGGTCCAGAGGGTCCGTGATAATTACGTCTGCGAGGCCGTCCAGATACTCCGCTCCGCCTCCTCCCGTGTCGATAGAGACCACTCCGTTCCCCTCGTCGATTAGGGTTCCGTTCGTGACCTTGATAGTATTCACCGAAAGAACGTCTACCGTGCCGTTCTGAGTGAGAACCCGGAGCAATCCGCGCCGCTGGTAGACGAACCCGCCTCCCTCCGGCTGAACTCCGTTAATTGGTGCATCGCACGCAGAGCGATCGTAGGGAAGGGTGATAGAAAGCTCCAGAAGGACGCCGGCGAGTACGTTCGAGTTCGCTTCCTGAAGGGGAGTGACGCTGGCATTCGCTATCTCGTAGTCTTCCGAGTCGATAAAGATGTTCTGCCCGTTCGCGATATCTGCGAGGATATCCTCTGCGCATTGTTCCGCGTCGCTGACTACCTCCTTCTGGCGCTCGTTCTTGTCCTCGTATGCGGAAGGAAGGTCGAAGATATATACCTCGAAGTCGAGGGTCTTGGTAGTGTCCTCGTACGTCGCTCCGGTGTAGATGAGGTGAAGGAGAGGGTACTGGTCGAACTTCTCCAGATCCACATCCTCCGGCCCTCCAAACGAGAAGGAGCGGATAAAGAAGTGGTTATCTGCGAAGTCCTCGAACCTCTTTACAATCGTGTTTAGTGTAATCATCGCTTCTTTTGCTCTATAGCTAGGTCTTTGAGGAACGCGAGGTGCTGAAGTACGACGTGAACCGGGAGCTCCGTGATTTTATCCATATGGAGAACGTCGTTGTTCGCGAGCGTGTAGAGGATGGGGTACCACTTCCACTTCTCGTAGAATTGAGAACTCCCTCCGTCACCTCCAGCAAAGACGCTTGCAAAGTTTGCAGACGTGTTATTCTTGTATTCCAAAAAAAAAGCAGCGCACCTGAAAAGAGGTCGGCTGGCATCCCTTTGAACGGCTCCGCGTCCTCTTTGGCCGTGTACTTCTTCAGGCTGTATTCCTTCCCTACGTGGTACTTCATCGGACGGTAGAGAACGGCCATGATTTTGTGCGCGTTCGGCCAGAAGTCTTCTTGGTAGCTCTCGCAGTCAATCCACTCCCCGGTGGTGAACTCGTCCCAGTCTTTTACGAAGCCGTACTTCTTCCCTTCGATTGTAATCACTTGCTCGTGCCGGGCTACTTCGGGGATGTGGTTAATCCGGTTGAGCGCGTCGAGTACGGTTCCCATCGGGAGCTTCAGTACCTCCTCTTTCGAGAGGCGGCATACGTGGCCGACCTTTTCCAGATCGGGCGCGTTCGACATTAGTACCTGAAGGTCTCCGAGCGTGAGGTCTGCCCAGCGGTAGGGGATGTTCATACGAGAGAATAACGGAAGAGGGTGGATTCCTCAAAGTTAGCCTATCCTGTACCTCCCGAAGTTGGGGTTCGACTGGTTGAACATCGCCGCGTATCTCGCAGCGTCGATAGCGTGGTTAAACGCGTCTACAGGCTCGTTGAGTACCTTCCCGTTCTTGTCTTCCTTCCACTTGTAGTTCCTCAGTTCCTTGATGAGGTTTACGCTCCCTGAGGTCACCGCAAGGGGTCGAGATTGAAGGAACTGAATCCCTGCACGCACGGAGTCGGGGCCCTTCCTTGCGTGGTGGACGTTGAGCCCGTACCCGTGGAGCTCGTCGATAGATTTGGGTTCCGCGGAGTCGGCTATCACCTGGGCTTTCCCTACCTCGAGGAGCTTCGATATCTCCCGGTTCGAGAGTCCGGTCCTGTAGAGCACCTCGTCGAGAAGGTACCCGTGTCCATCGGTGTAGACTCCTACCACCGCGGTCGGATCGTTCGTGTATCCGAAGTCTAGCCCGTAGGCTACGAGCTTCCATTCCGGGCCTACTTGGTCTACTGTGGTGTAGTGGGTGAAGACGGTGCTTCGGGATGCTCCTCGCTCTCCGAGTCCATAGACTCTCCAGAAGTTCTCGTCGGCCACTTGTAGCCGTTCAATTTCGGCGACGAGTTCCGCCGGTAGGAAGGGGTTGTCTCGGTAGGTCGTCTTGAAGAATTGCGCATCGTCTCGGGGTATTACTTCGTCGTAGATCCAGTGAAACTCGTCCGAAGGGTTGTAGTCGATTATTGCCTTGAGGGTAGTCCGGAGGAGAAGCTGCCTCCAGTCCTCCAGAGAGACCTCGTTCGCTTCGTTTATGAAAAGGATATCCCGCTTCCTGCCTC